GGGCGGTGTGGGTGGAGTAGGCGCGATTTACATAATCTCAAGTAGATAACGATGCTCGTCGCCCCTCTCAACGAAATCGTCCCTCTCCGGATGCTGGCATCCGACGGCGGCGAATCCCTGTTTGGGCGAATAAATCTCTACAATTCGGCCGGGGTTCTGGTCAGCTCTTTATCTGCCCTCCATTTGGCCGAGGGATTATACAGCGCAACCTGGACTCCCGCCATAGAGGGACTCTATACGGCTGTTGGGCAATTTTTTTTTGACTCTCTTTTCACCATAGATGCTGATTACGAAAAAACTATGGAAGATGTCGATGTCTCAACGCTGAAGGCCAACATCATCCGCCTGCTCGGACTAGTGCAGGAAAATACCGTAATAGACAATCAAGTCTATGACTTGCAGAGCAATCTGACGGCAGCTAGAATCCGTACCTACAACTCCAAGACCAACGCTCTAGCGTCTGGAGTGACGGGGCTTGTGGCTTCCTACGGCATGACTGCCGCCTACAGTTCGGGGAGGTTGGTGGATTACAAAGTAGTGAGAGACCTGTGAACGCGACTAGTCTCATCACTAGGGGGTATGTTTGCCCTACGTTGGAGCAAATAGTCTATCAGGTCCAATTACCGCCTGGTGAGAGTCAGAATCTTCTGAGTAGGGCCTTACAATTGCCATTACCTAGTTCGATGACCGAAGCCAAGGGGATTTTTCAATCGGATGTCATATTCCGCACCGCTCTAGTCATGGCGATTGCGGACATGCGCGCCAACCCTTGGCTCCTGGACCATGTTTTTGCGTCACTCATTCAAGATGAACAGACAGCTAGTTCGTACGGTGAAAAAGAACGGCAGCGAGCCAAAGACTGGTTTTTGAAAACTGCTATCCCTGTCGTGTTGGATTATCGGTTCGAGGACATGGAATATGCCATGGTCTCGATTTCACTAGTAGAGTCTTCCGAAGCAGAAAATACTCTAGGAGACATACACTATATTCCACAAGAAGAAGTGGAAGCGGATTGGCCTCCTCTCTCTGGTGCCTTCAGTCCTACCGCCTATAGTCCCGCCACCGGTATCCTTAGATTACCTACATCTGTATCGGACCAACTTATCGTAGTCGCCGGGATGGTAATCGTTGACAAAGTCGGACGAACTCACGAAATCCAATCAATTATCGACAAAAACACCGTAGTAATCACCCCAGGGACGGTGGCAGATTTTAGCAACTCAATCGTCAAGGGTCAGAAACCCCGATTGCTACAGGCGGTAGAGTCCTTGTCGTTCAAGGAGTCGTACCGAATTGGGTGCCACGTCCATGGCGAACCTTTCCACCTGACCTGGCTACACTCAGTTATCTCGTTTTGCTTGCTGCGTTATAAGCAGGCTCTCCTAGAGGCTCGTGGATTTGAGCGGTCTGTGATGAATTCTACCCCGTTCGCGAAAAATGAGGCGCTAGGAATAGAGAACTACTGGACGAGGTATATCAATATCACCGGATTCGTCAGGAACTACTGGCCCAAGGTCTTGTCCGAACGAATTACGTCCGTCTCTACTAATGGTAGCGACGGCTTGCCAACATTATTGGTTTCACAAGTAGGGAACCTTTCCGAATCTTACAAACAAGACCCATCAGACCTCGAATCCGAGTGGATGGCACAAGACGGAATCGGGTTACCAATTACTTAGATGCCACTTATTTTAACGTACATTCTCCTTTAAGGTTGCTTAAATGCCAATTATCGCACTTCACTCAAAGTCTATCGGTCCGTTCCTCGGGACAGGAGCGTATTCAATCGTTTCCGCTGGGCGTAACTTAAACAACGCTATAGATAGCGAAAAATCGGACGAACAAATCGCACAGAGACACTCCAGTCTACAGAGCGATTTGGATACGGGCGGGTATCACTACACCCCGGTAAAGGGTCACTACGGGGGAGAGGAAAACTCCTTTATTGTCCATACTCCTAATTCCACAGCTATGAATGAGCTAGGGAAGAAATACAATCAAGACTCTGTTATCCACAGCGCACAGGGGGCGAACAAGCTTCAGTTTGTTACCGGCCCTCATGCCGGTAAACACCATGCGGGCAAGGGATACCAAGAACTTCCAGATGCTTCAGACTACTACTCGGTCGTCAACACGTCCGACGGAGAAGCCAAGAAATTCAGTCTCAACCTCGACTTCGACAATCTGCACGACGAGACAGTCTCCAAAAAAGAGATTGCAGAGATGTTAATAGTAGCTCTCAAAAAAGCCATGAATAAGTCGTACTAGTCCCCCGCTGGGAAACAATTTTTGTAGCGTTAACCTCAAACATAATCATATAGATACTACGGACGAAGAAAATGTCAGAGAATATATCTAAAAAAGAAATCGCACTAGGCCTAGCAAAGGCTCTTCGGGAAGCTGTGAGCCGTATAGAACTAGCCTCCAATAAAGAGGCTTTTGGAGTCAAGAAACTCAGCAAAAACATGGGCGGAGGGTTCCCTGGATTGGGGAATCAGGTTCCTATGGCTAGAGGCGAACCAGAAGCTGACGAATCGTCAGATGGTGGTAACGACGGGGACAACTGCAAAGCCTGTAACGGGCGCAACGAACATCTTGGTTCGTTGGGCAACCGGATTCATTTTCTTTGCAAGGGCTGTGGACTCACTTCGTCTAAAGCTCACGATGAGCATGTCCAGAAAAAGGAAGTGCTGCCCGGCGATAAAAAGTCCCAAGTGGTCGTCGCTGAAGGTAGCGGCGGCGGAATTATCAAAAAGAGTTTGACCGAAACGGACCTAAAATCCGTTGGCAATATGCAGGCTCAGGCTTCCGCTTCTCCGGTCCGCCAAGGTGCGGGTATGCAGGCTACTAAAGCAGCGGCGAGCAAACCCCCACTCCAAAAAGATGCGATGGACGTTGCTGTAGGCGTAGGCGCCAGGAGCCCCATGCCTGCCGGTCGTCCTAAACTGCCCGGTATGACTCCTAGTCGTTCTGTCAAGCCTGCAACGCCTAACGCCTCTGTGAGCGCAGAACAGAAGCCCGCTGCGTTTATTCGTAAGCCTGTGGGTGAGGTCGCAAAACAGCCTGACTCTTCTGAAATTTCTGCCGCTGAAAAAAAAGCTGCTGGAATTGGATTCCTCTCTAATTTGATTTCAAAGTTTCGCGGCACTGGTAATAAGACGTGGTCGGACCTGCGCGGCGCCGGTACTGTTTCAGCGGGCAAGGCCGTTAGTCGCATGGGGGCCCGTATGGCCCTCGCGGAAACATCTCCATCTCAGGTTCAAAACGAACTAAAGGGTTTTAAATCCTTGGCGGGCGGAGCCCCAAACCAACCCAAGGCTGGTGGAACCGAACTAAAGGGGTTTAAATCTCTAGTTCATAAGGGTGAAACGTCTCCATCTCAGGTTCAAAACGAGATGAAAGGGTTTAAGTCCTTGGCGGGCGGAGCCCCAAACCAACCCAAGGCTGGCGCCGGAACCGAACTAAAGGGGTTCAAATCTCTAGTTCATAAGGGTGAAATGCAGAAAGACGAAAAAGGGATTCCAGCGGCCCCTAAGGCTCCTGGCGCTCCTGCTCCTGCGACGGCTACCCCCAAAGCGCCTAAAATAGCTCTCACAGGTCCAACAGGAGCGAAAGGCGCAAGCCAAAGTAACGCAGCTCCCCCCTCGGCCCCGGCGATGAAGTCCGAAGGCAAGAAATAATTTTAAGTTTTAAGATTGAATAAGGAAAGATAAAAAATGCCCCAGCAATACGTAACAGATTCCGGCGTCCTGATTATTCCAGGTGCCTACCCCAAAACCAACGTCGCCAGTAACCCAGGCGGTATTGCTACTACTGGGATTTTGATGGTGGTCGGCGAAGCCCAGGGCGGCGCGGACTACTCTCAAGAGGAAGACCTGAGCCTCAACTCCTACGGCCCCGACCAGATTAGTGATATCACTGCTAAATACGGTTCCGGTCCACTCGTTGACGCATTCCGTCTAGCTGTGGCTGCGTCAAACGATGCTGGCATTGTTGGGTCTTTTAGCCGATTTATTCCCGTCAAAACCAACCGGTCCGTCTCAGCGACAGGAACTATTCCTGCGATTGGTGGCGGTAATTATGCAAATATCCTTGCCAAGGTTTCCGGGAAATCCGGAAACCTCATTACTCGTACTCTGACGGCGGCGTCCTCTGAGGTTGTCCCTACCACGGGCTCGGCAATTATTGCGCCTCCTCAGGTCAATACCAATATCGAATTCAGAGTCAATGGTGGAGCGGCAGTTACTGCCTCTCTGACTGCTGCTGATATACCGTCCGCAATTCGGACGGCTATCGACTCCTTGACAGGTGTCGCGGCTAGCGGCGGAGTTAGTCGTAACGTGATTACTGGAGTGGCTGGCAGCTTGACAGTTGCCATCGTCTCTGGATTTACCGTCACTATTACAATCACTGGTGCAGCGTACGCCGCTCTCCCTACGGTTGGAGACATCCTACTAATTCCGACGGGCAGTCCGCTCGCTACGGCGAACGAAGGTACCTACGCAGTGACTGCCGCTGCTGGCGCAGTCATCACGGCCCGAAAGGTCCTAGACGCATCTGGGGCTGGCTCTACTCTGACGGCCCCTTCTGCTGAAGGTCCTATCGTCATCTCGGCAATTACAGACCTCCGGGCATTTAGCCCCATCGTCATTTCCAATGAAGCTGGCGTAGTTGTTCCTGGGCTCGGCAAGAGCTTGGAAATTGCGAACACTTCTACTGGGTCGTTCTCGGATATCGCGTTCAGCGCGTCCGGCGTAGCAGCCACCTGGGTCTCTACCTCGGTCCTGCCTGTTAGCATCGCGTCGGGTACGGAATACTCCGTCAATGTCAACGTAGCTCGCCAGACAGACGCCATCTCCGACAACGTTATATCGGGCGGCAGGGTAGTACTAGCTATCGGTTACACCGGCACTACGGCCAGTGCAGTCATTGCAAGCGGTGTCCTGACGATTACCGTCACAGGCGGTGCAGGAGCAAATCAGACGATTACTCTGAGCGACTACCCCACAATAAATGACCTTGTGACATTTATCAATACCTTTACGGGCTATTCGGCTGCGGCCGGAAATGCCACACTAGGTCAAAGAGCGTCAACGGCGTTGGACGCAGGCACTTACACCATCGCGAACCGACATGGGGCGAGAAATGGCCGCATTAAGTCCGACGGGGCAAGTTTCCTCACGGACGTAAATACCGGGAATATTCTCGCCAACGTCGCGGCAATTTCTCCTGCTACCCGATTAGTCGGTCTGCCGGATGTCTCCAGCCTTGCATTTCTGTCCGGTGGCAGCAAGGGCGGCACGACAAACGCGAACATCCTAGGGGCTCTAGATGCCCTGGCCGGAGTTCGAGGGAATTTTATCGTCCCCTGCTTCTCCCGGGACGCAACGCTGGATATCGTCGACGGTCTGACGGAGGCTACGTCTAGCTACACGATTGACTCCATCCATACCAATGTCCGGTCACACGTACTCTCGATGAGCAGCTTCAAAAAGCGTCGGCCTCGTCAAGGGTTTTTGAGCACCAAAGGGACATTCGCCGAATCGAAAAACAAGGGCGCTAATATGGCCTCGGGCCGTCTCTCGATGTCGTTCCAGGATGTCCGCGACACTAACTCGGCGGGTAACCTGGTGCAGTTCCAACCCTGGGCTAAAGCGGTCAAGGCTGCTGCGATGCAGGCTGCTGGTTTTTACCGACCCATCGTCAATAAATTCGTCAACGTTTCTGGAGCAATCCAGGCTGCTGGCGATTTTAATGACCAAAATGATACCAACCTCGAAGACGCCTTGTCGTCGGGTTTGCTCATTATTACTCGCGACGAGGCTGGCGGATATCGCTGGGTTTCGGACCAGACTACGTACACGATTGATGACAATTTTGTGTACAATTCTATCCAGGCAGTCTACGTCAGTGACGTGATTTCGCAAACGACAGCACGTCGAATGGAAAAAGCGTTCGTGGGACAGTCGGTAGCTGATATTAGCGCCAGCCTGGCTCTGACAACCCTAGAATCAATCATGATTGACCTAGGTCGTCTAAAGCTGATTGCTCCGTCGTCCGATGCTGGACGGGGTTTTAAGGACGCCAAAATCAAGATTTCTGGCGGAGCGATGGTTGTGTCCGTGACAGTCAAACTGGCTGGAGCAATCTACTTTATCCCAATCACCTTCTTGGTCACCCCCGTACAACAGTCGGCTGGCTAGTAATAATCTATAAGATACCAAATGTTCACTAAAGTAGGAAATAAATAATGGCACCTCCAAAAGTTATGAACGGCGCCCGAGCCACTGTCGGCTGGACTGTCGGCGGCGAGGGCGGTGTAGCTAAGCCAACAATTGTTGGCCTGTTTACGAACATCAGTTACGGCGTCACATACGACGTGCAGCCTGCCTATATCCTAGGTCGGTATACGGCGGCTGAAATTGACTATACGGCGGCTGAAGTTGTGAATATCACTGCTTCGGGATGGCGTGTTGTTGATAGCGGCTGGCATAAGGCCGGACGATTACCACGAGTACAAGACCTGGCTACTGCCGAGTATATCGAGCTAGTGGTCACCGACCGCCAGACGGGTAAGCGGATTGCGATTATCCGCAACGTCAGACCTACGTCGGTTTCGGGAGGGTTTTCAGCCCGCTCACTGTCGGAGTCTAGCCATACCTTCGTTGGTATTTTGGTGGACGATGAAGAGGCAGAGGAGGGCGTTACGAATTTCGAGGGCCCCGGCTCGCCAAGCTTCCCGTAACTCCTTGCTTAGCCTATCAATGCCTCCTTTAATGGGGGCATTGCTATTTATAGCGGTACTCTTTGAGTATTGTGCGGGCTTTGGTTATCGCGTCGATAAACTCGACGCCTCCGTTGCATTTGCACAGCTCTTCGGTGGCACAGTCCGAAGTGCCGTCCGTAGATGTAATATTACACCAGGCCCGGACAACATTCTGTAACACTGTTTTTAGCTCGTTATCGTTTTTTGTCATCGTTCCCTCTCATTATAGGTGGAGTAATACAAACGCCAGGACCGTGCCGACAACTATCACTAGATACAGTCGCGAGATGTTTTCGTCGTTCATTTCAGATGCTCTTGTGCCCATACGCGCATCCGCACCCATCTTTCTGATGGGGTCTCTGGGCCGAGGGCTCCGTCGTCGTTTTCGTGTGCGACCTCGCAAGCTATCATCCAGGGGATACCCAGCATATACCCAGCCTCCTGCGGGTCCTCGTAGTTTAGCCGACCGGGGTTTTCTACTCCCCTCGACAGTGCGACCGCGCCCAACGCGCAGCATTCCCCACTATCCTCGTCCACAAATATGACTTCTGCCAGCTCGCGCTGGGGCATTGCGTCGAGTGACTCTATCATTTCGCGTAAAAACGCTTGACCTCGTTTCCCACCGATTGACCGGTCGACATTGGCCCGGTACAGTTCTAGGTATTCGCAATCTTCGGAATATCCACTTCGACTCATTGTGTCTTCTCCTCGTCACGCAGCACACAGGGCGTTGCTGCTACCATGATTTCTATCAAAGCATCGGCCATCCTCTCAGCGGCCCCCTTTGTGCGGGGTACGTTGGCGTAAGCTGAGACGGCTGGCGTAGATGCCCAATAGGTATGTGATGCGTCGTCTTCATGGTGCACATATGCGTTGTGCTTGCAGATGTCCGTACCTTCGTGTACGTACGACGCCACGGCGGCGTTAGTTTCCTCGTCGGCGCCCTCCCACGCATCGCGACTCGGCTCGTCACCGGCAATTCGGCGCTCAAACAGCGCCGCCATTTGTTCCGTGTGCAAAACACCGGCATCCCGAAGCTCGACACGCAATAACCACACGCACCAGTAGGACCACACGTGCGTGGTGTCAGCTCCAGGCGTGAGCGCGTTCGCCACACGACCAGGCCAGTCGAGTGACAACTCTCCTGGTAGTAGTTCGTGTAGCTGACCAACCAGGTAGGCCACATCTAACCCTTCATTTTTTGTATTGTTTCCCGTGACCAAATCTGCATACACTGAACGAGCTGCGTCGTGGACGCTGCACCTAATTGCGCCACCGCGCTTACCATCCCACCCAACGACCTGGATTATTTCGCCTGCTGCTCGATGCGCGGCGATGCGGGCTCTTATTATTTCGTGTTGGCCGGTCGCCCATGCGGTCATGCTCATTTTCATTGTCTCCTTTTACGTAGGCACATGTCAAGAAAAGCCCGCTTGTGCGGGTCCTTGACCTTTGGGGCTAAAGCGCGCCTAGCGCGCAGTACAACTCACCCGAATACTCGTCTTTTAGGACGGCAACCGATACCTTGCCGTCGCGCCCTACGTAATCAGGCTCGCTAGTGCGCGTGCCAGTATAGCGCCCTTCTAGCGTGCTTACGATGCGCCACAAGTAGCCGCCGCACGGCACGTGGTCGCCAAGGGTAGGGGCTAATTGGCAATGTTTCGTTTCCATGTATTTATTTATGCCGTATTTCAGCGCGAAGAGCAAGAAATAAATGTCATTTATTTTTTTTCATCCCATATCACGGGGCACACAGGGCAGATATCGGTACACGATCCGCACAGCGTGCAAGCAAAGGGCAAAGAGCGATGCTCACCCACCGCAGCCAGTTGCGCGGCCAGTTTATCCCGCTCGGCCGTACAGTCTCTGAGTTCTTTGCGCAACTCACTAATGATTACCCAAAAATCTGGATTGTCGGTCATTTCTTCCTCTCCAATATATCACGCAGCACACAGGGCAGACAACGCTCGCAATCGTCGTCGTGTTCCTCACCGTAATCCGTGTGGTCGCAGTCACATCCGCACGAGTGCCGCCCAACTGCCTCACCCACCGCAGCCAACCTATCCCGCTCGGCCATGCACTCTGTGAGTTTGCATTTGGCTATTGCAAGGTCCTGATTGCTATACTTCGCTAGCAAGTAATCTACATGGGTCATTGTCGGTCATTTCTTCCTCTCCAATATATCAGATATCACGCAGGACCAGCAGGGGTCGCAGTTATCGTTATGTCTCTCATGATTCATGGAGCAATCGCAGTCGCAGTTACATCCGTTGTCCGCGACTGCCTCACCCACCGCAGCCAGTCGAGCAGCCAGTTCGTCGCGCTGGGTGACACACTCGGCAATCTCGACACGCAATTTGTCGTGCTTGGCCTGGCTACGTAGCTCTCCAGGCCAAAGGTCCCCTTGGAGGGGGTCCTGGTTGTATCCAGGACAGTCGACGACGCATAAGTCAGAAAACCTCTCCAACGGAATGTCTCGTCCTCGTGGCGCCTTGCACCGGCCGCAAACCGCACAGAGCACTTCACTACCCACCACTATCAGAGACAGTTCTCGACTTATTCCCACAGCTATAATGCTCCCAGCGAGAGCACGAAGGTCTGGTGGTCGACGAATTCAGCGGCGGTTTTTAAATCCAGAACCAGCCTTTCCCTCACCGCCACGATGCGTTCGACACGACTGGTCATTTTTTTTTCTTTGTCGGTGAGCCCGACAACGGAGGCCTCATGGATTTTTCTCTGGTTGCGAAAGTTCAAAAAACTACGCAACGCTTCAATAGACTGCTCATCCAGAATGATACCTCCTGGTCTGTCAGACCATCCAATTTTTTTACTGCCGACTGGATAGCCTGGACCTACGTCTGTGACGCAAAGTCCGCTATTGTCTCCCTGTTTCCAAATCGTTACGCTTCTCATTTTATGTTAAATGTATAGGTAGTCAGGTCAGGTGTCAATCTTTTCTTTATGATTTACAGATTTCCGGATACTTGGTATCGCGCTCGCCCCATCATAGCCGGACTTGTGGTAGAATTTAAGAAAGGGTGATTTTTTGTCAAAGGAAAATTTTTCGCAAGAAGTGTTCGATCAAATGCTGGAGAAGTACCCCACCTTTGAAAACCAGCAACAAGCTCTTGCTGAGGTCGTCAAATTCACTATTTGTGAGACCTATGACCAAAGTAAGCAGTTTTTTGCTACTCAATTAGTCAGCTACTTAAACGATATGTGGACCGTTATGTCAATCCAAAAGGTCCCAAAGACCTTAGTGGCAGCCGTCAAAAGGGACCCCCAGGAATCCATGAGAATGGCCGTCACCGCCGTGGCGCGAAAAACGGTAGAAGTCATAGCGCAATTAAGTTCTATCAGTCTAGAGTCTTTAGATTCGACTGACCCCACGGACGAAGAGGTAGGAGACCCCAAGGGGACATGCTGAATGGACAATCACGATGACCTGGACGCGCTCCCCGAGGAGCCAGTCGTTCAAGAACTAGCCCGAGCCCTAGATTGTTACCTCTGTAGTTCCGTATTTCCTTCCTTCGGAGGGAGGCTCTACTGCGAAAAATGCCGGAAGCAGTTTTTTTTGGATTTGTAGGGTTAGGGAACAGGTGGCAATCTATTTAGGGTATGACCACCCCCTTGATTATAATTTGTCTGGTTTTAGTAGGACTGACAATTGGCGGGTGTCTCATATACAGGGACATAGCACGGTCCTATGAGCAGGGGTTCTTTGAGACGGGCGAAAAAGGGGACGGACCGGACCTAGACGGCGACGGAATCGGGAATGATGTCCATTGGCCCAAAAACAGAATTCCGATTAGGGTAATAATCAGCCCGACCCTGCCCAAGGCCTACCTCGCAGAGGTCATCCTCGCGATTTCCAAAATCAATACCATCGTACCGGTGTTCGGACCTCTAGAGACCGGTTCGACACATCTCTCTAATTACATCGAGATAGGCGGAACCAGGCCTCCTACTGGTGTGCTCTATATCCATAGCGACGCAGGAGACGACCCATCACACGGGATTGCTACCACCTATAGGTCAGCTAGAGGTGAGATTATTAGCTGTACTCTACAATTTCCGGAATCCGGCGTGAAGCTCGCCAAAAGCATTGTCCTGCATGAGCTTATGCACGCGTTAGGCTTTGCTCATGATGAAAACAGGAATTCGATTATGTGGCCGTATGCAACCGACCAGCCACAAAAAATCACAAAAAACGACAGCAGGTTGATGGAAAAGGCGTACGGAAATGCGAAAAGCGATTAGTGGCATTATCTTTCTGAGTGTTTTGATGGGTTGTAACCAACCTATTATTCGACCGGCCAAGAGCGAGACTCTTGCTCCTCCCGACATCGTTGCCGCTCTTGCTGCTCCTGCCGCTCCTGCCGAACCTGCTGCTCCTGCCGAACCTGCCACCGTCCTCTGTCCAAAACGCCCCTGCATCCTAGTAGTAGCCCTACTGGGCCATATCGCGGGCAACATCAGCGAATTGCTGACTGAATTTATCGAGGGCGCCGAAAAGGAAAAGGCCGAAGCTCTGGTTTTTATCATCGCCTCCCCTGGAGGGGATTTCAACAAAGCCGAATCTATTTATGACTCAATTAAGAATACCAGCATACCTACCTTTTGTTACGTCAAGGGGATGGCCGCATCAGGAGCTTTCTGGATTTTGCAAGCCTGTACCGAACGGGTAGCAGAACCCAAAGCGCGACTCATGACCCACGCGCCCTACGTAGTAGCCAAGGCAGGAGTCGCCATGAAACGAACAGACCTAGTCAATGCCATCAACGAAATCGATATGCTTAACGACATTCAAGCATTCGGAATTGCTAGCCGGATGAAAATGCCGCTCAAGGAGTACAAATCGCGTCTCGGCGGGGCAGACTGGTGGTTTTCAGCGGCGTCTGCGGTGGAATTAGGGGCTATCGATTCGATTGTTGAGGTCGACGTTGATACCTACATTAGTCAGATTCCTGAAAAGCTCCTAAAATTAAAGGCAAGGTCTAAATGACCAATAATCACGACGTAATAATCGAAGCGCACGAAGACCGCATACAAGAACTAGAGAGGTCTTTTAATTCGCTAGCTGTGCAAATTCTCCCAACCCTGGCGCGCCTAGAGGAAACCGTCGAGAACGGTTTTGAGCGAATGTCCGAATCCATACAAAAAGGGGACAAGCGATTTGACCGACTGGAAACGGCCCTGGAAGAAATAGAAGATTGTGCAGAGGAAAACACCAGTGCCCTGGCCGTCCTTAAAGACGCCCACCAAACCCGCAGCGAACACAAAAAAATATTCGTCAAATGGGTGCTAGGGGTAATTAGCGCAATTATCATTGCAGTCCTAGTGTCTAGGATTGGTCTAAAGTAGACCCTTCAATTTCTTCCGGCATACTGATGCAGGTATCAGACATTGTGGCAACCTGGACGCCACGGTTGCCACTGTCTGTCGACCCTCACGTTCCAATCGATGGGTTGAGGTTTACTTGCCAGTCTCCTTAGGATGGCTCTAGCTATCTCCGCTTCTGCCCCCTCCTGGGAGGCATGGGCCTTAAGAGCTTCTAGGCGTCTTGAGCTGCTTAAGCTGCTTATTTTATATTCCATATTTCTTTCTAGTCATTTTTTGTTTTTCCGGGCAAAAACAGTGTCAAAGGACATGACGCCCTTAGAGGTGATTTTACACCAGCTAGCGCTAATTACCTCTTCGCCCGACTGGAGGTCGAAAAAGTATGCCTTCTCGTATGGGTTGTACGCGACCCTGACCCCACTGAGAAACGAATACGGGTCGTCAGGGACGCTCAAGGTACCACGCACGAAGGCATGTAGGTTTTTACGCTGTTCTCTCAATACCCTTTGCCGTCCGGCTTCATCGACAATATATGTGGCATCTGTTAACCACAGCGAATCAGTATTGAGGAGCAGTCTCCCCTTATACCTAAGGGACAGCCCTCCCGCCTGAAGGTCTCTGAAGACATCTACAACCATTCCGTACGATATCCACTTTTCACAATTCTGTCAATATTTATCAAGAGGGGGACTCAATCTTTTCCGAATGGAACAAGATGTAATCGAAAAAGACGGTGGCGCCAGGAGCCGAAAGCTTTGGTTTTCTGGAGCCACGTCGGCGCTGGTAATTATAGCGAGCCTCTTCGTCCCTTCTGCCGTGTTTGGCGAGGTCGTCACCGGCCTTATAACTGTCTGCGGCATCTACGTAGGCGGCAATGCGGCCACTCGTTGGATTACCTTGACGAAAACCCAAAAGGCGCCTACTCCCGCCAAGCCAAAAAAGGAAGCACCAATTCTCGAAAGAGAAGAGGAATAAAAAAATGGTCAATCAGAACAATGCACGTCTCAATGCCGCGACCAGATTGGTATGTCGGTTCGTTCCGGAATTCCGGGTGATACAAAAATCCGGGTCGCTGTTCCACAAAGTGGTGGGGGTGCTTTTTGGCCTCATTGGCAATAAGGCATATATGCACCAGTTCTGGACTACTATCAACTACACCACAGCAGCTCCTAAATGCTACGATGATGGATACGATGCAGAGTCGTGGAAGACTGTCCTGCACGAGGGGTGGCACGCAATCCAACGCAAGAAATACGGTATCTGGTTCCCCATAGGGTACCTATTCCCGCAAGTGCTAGGAATAGTCGGCATCATCTGCAATGTGGCACTGCTCTCTGTCGGTTGGTGGACACCGTGGGTCCTCATCCCTCTAGCCTTCCTGTTGCCCCTACCAGCTCCTTTTAGAGCCTTGTGGGAGTGGGAGGCCTACAAGATATCAATAGCGTGCGATTTCTGGCACTGGGGGGATATCAAGGAAAAGGCTCTCCCTAAATACGTATCGGGGTGGCTAGTTGCTAACTTTACCGGGCCGTCCTATTATTTCATGTGGCCTTTTCGGGGCATGATTGAACGGGAATCCTACCTGTTCATCGAACGGCTCAAGAGAGCGAACGTGCCCATAGACCTCTATCTAAACGAGTGCCGCACTTTGTGCGTGAGTCACCGCAAAAAATCCTAGATGGGGATTATCAGGACTCCTCTGTCCTTTACCTCTTTAACGACCTCTCTCGGAGAGTCGTCGTAAAATGTCGGGGCGTACAATGGCAATTGCACTTCCTCGACAACGGACCTTTTTTGCTTTTTAAGGATAAGGATTCTTTCTATCAGGAATGGTTCCACTTTAGCTAGCCTCCAGGTAAAAGATTGCAACAGACACGCTCCAAAAAGTCGTCATATCCACAACAGGCCAAGGAGGGACAAAAACAAGCCCCGCCGCCTGGTAACTATAAGGTAGTCACGAAGGCCCAGGCAATTACATGCCCACACTGTCGGACTCCGTACTACAGCGAGTTCAGCAATGGCGGCTGGACGGAAGGGTACTGTACCTGGTGCAGTATGGAGACTAGGGTTCAAAAAAAACAAAACCTATAGGCACTCCAAGCTGCGTAGGCTTCGTCATACGCAGCCCGTGTGGCATTAAGAGTCGTACAAGCTCGTAAGTATACGAGGTGTTCAGTTTCACGTTTGAGCCGCGCAGCGTCGTATTGACTACACGCGACTAGATAGGCGTCGTAGGCGGCGTCGAGGGCCACTGATTTATCATCCGTTGATTCATCATCCATTGTTGGCCCCCTCGCAAGTGTCCAGAGACGTTTGGAACCAATCAGGCAATTCGGCCTGCAAAAAATAACCAAACCCAGTGTTGTCATATTTAACGTAGGTTGGATTTTTGAATGCGTCCAGGAGCTGCCGAAGAGAACTCTCCTTCTCCAACTTCGTCTTCCCGAGCCACGGGAGGACGCAGACCTCCGCTGAGGCGACAACTAGAGCGTACCAGGAGTAGACAGTCTCTTGAGAGGCCGTCTCTGGGAGATTCCGCTGCAACGTGAAGGAGACTTCCTCGCCTCGAAAATAGCGGGAAAAACCCTCCCCCTCTTTGACTACCTTGAAGAACTCTATTCGGAGTTGTTCAATTCCAATTGAGTGAAACGTCTGGCGACCCACCCGAAATGCCCACTTTGCCTTGTTCTTGTTCATTCATTTAATCTACAGGAATCAAATTAAATGTCAATAAATAATTGTGCGAGAAAAAGGACTCGAACCTTCACGGATTGCTCCACTGGATTCTAAGTCCAGCGTGTCTACCATTCCACCATTCTCGCAGGAACGTGTCAAAAGCGAGACTCGAACTCGCACTCCAGAGGTTGGAAAAGGATTTTAAGTCCTCCGCGTCTACCGTTTCGCCATTTTGACAAAATCTATCTATTTTCTGGGTCTTTGATGTGAGACGAAGAAGTCGGCTGCTTCTGGTGACGACCACCCAAAATATGAATGACTATCCATACTGATGAAATGGACAAAAAAATCAAGAGGCAGTTTGCAGTGACACCCATCCTCAAAGGTCAAAGACGTAGCGACGGTATCATGAGAGGTAGATACCACTCCCCTCCACACCATAAAGAATGCATCGTACCACGAATCTCCAGTTTTCAGAATCGATGCTTCAGCCGTTTCGTACTGTACGTCCTCTAATACTGGTTGACGTACCTCGATTTCGTCCCACGACTGCATGACTAAGGAGTTATATTGTGCCTTTTTAACGGAGCGAGAGATATCACTATATGGTGTTTTTTTCATTTTATGAGCCCGTTGCAGGAATCGAACCCGCCTATCCGGTTTACAAGACCGGAACATCGCCACCAATGCTTAACGGGCCAAGATTTTCATCGCAGTGTGGTCAAAATCTAGGATATGAATCCTATCTAGCCAGTGCTTGGCGAGCCAGTCCTTCCCCCACACGCGAGGGTAATACTTCTTAAAAATTTTCTTCAGCTTGCTACTGAATGCCTTGTTCATCTTAAAGTCGACGCCCGTTAAGCCCGTGCAGACGTAGGCGTTGATTTCGTCCATAATCACTCGGGGCATATATCCACAGGCGGTAAGCCAACTAGATAGCTGCTTGATAAAATGCCTAGTCTCCTCGTCCGCGTCGAATGATACCTTGATAGCCTCCAGCACTTCGGTCCGGTACGCTTCATCCAAGAAAAAACACCCGTGCACGATTTCATGCGCTACGGTAGAGTGGCTCTTCTGCCCGGTGGCAATGATATACCCGTCAGTTATTGACGAGAAATGGTCCAAAAAGGCACTTTCCTTTCGGGTGAACGGGAGGAAGTCCTCGTCTAAATAGAAGCGAGCTAGGGCCCGAACAGGAAAATTAAATCCAGACCAGTCCTGGTGGTACATCCTACCTCCAGTCTCCTCCTCATACCAGTCCTCGTACTCCTCCCGCGAAAAGGACGCGCCCGCAAACTTAGGCGATTCGTAGTGTTCCTGGAATCGCATCATGGTGGTCCCGCACAGATATTGTGTAGGGAACCCCACAAAATATATGGGGAGTTTGGTTGGCATTTAGGGAGCCTTTATTCCGACAACTAACTGGTTGTGTTGGGTCCGGTGTAGTCCGACCGTGAAGTCGAGCAAGTCAGCACAAACTAACAATGTTTTTATTTCTTCAAAAAAAGTACGAATATTTTTGATTAGACCGATATCAAATTCGTCCACCACATACCACCCCTGCCCCTCGTCTCCGCCGATTTCGGGAAGGCGTGTTAGGAAGTCATCGGGCCAGAAATCTACATCGTCTGGACTAAATGTAACGTACACCTTACCGGCACGGATACTGCCCAGGATATTCAGTCTTTTTAGCCTTGAAAACATTATTTAATTTTACCATATATCCGGTGAAAAATCAAGCCTGCCTTATTAATTAGATTGAATCCCAAATCCGAGTGACTACTCGATGGTAGGCAGGCCACCTTCGCGGCGGCATTCTCCCCTTATCCACCACTGCTTGAGCCCGTTGCCGCCCTCGATAGCGGGCAAGTCGTTGTCACGGTGGAGCTGTCCATTCTGGTACCACTCCTTGGTACCATTCTCCTTCTCAACGGCAGGCAAGGGTCCGTCACGATGGAGCTGACCTTTTTCGTTGTGCCAACGGACGGTTCCGTATTCATCCGTACTTACTTTGCTATTGCCCATTATTAATGGTACAGACAATCGAATTAAATGTCAACCGTCATTGCTCCTTTTTTCCCGTTCGACGGTAGGCAGGTCTCCCCATTCAATAATGGGCAACCCTCCATCGCGATGGAAGAGACCGTCTTTCCACCACTGCTTGGTCCCGTCTTTCCACTCGATAGCAGGCAAGCCTCCTGCTCGATGGGGTTTGCCATTTATCCACCATTCCTTGTGTCCGTCTGTGTATTCGACAGCGGGAAGGTCTCCTTCACGATGAAGCTGCCCCCTTACCCGCCACGACCTATTTCCGTCTGCCCATTCGATGGAGGGCAGGCCGCCGTCACGGTGACGCTGGCCATCTACCCACCACTCCTTGCTCCCGTCTGCGTGTTCGACGGCGGGTAGGCCTTCACTGCGATGAGGAAGGCCGCTTTCGTCAAACCAACGGACAGTTCCGTCTTCGTCGACTACTTTGTTCTTCATTTTATCTTCTCGGATTTTTCGATACCGTACTAAATCCGCTTCTACTACGTTTAGCCACCACTGTTCGTCGGTCACTAGGAAATCTCCACCAATTTATATCTCTTGCCGCCAATCTCGATAATGTCAGAGCAGGAAGGAGGAGGTCGAACTTCCTCACCTTTGATATACCACTGCCTTTCCCCGTCCGCCCGTTCGACGGCGGGCAAGCCTCCGTCACGGTGAAGTTTCCCGTTCACGTACCAATGCTTGGTCCCATTTAACCACTCGATAGCAGGCAGGCCGCCGTCACGGTGGGGCTGTCCGTCCACCCACCACTGCCTTTCCCCATCTGGCCTTTGGAAGGCGGGCAACCCGCCGTCACGGTGAAGGAGTCCGTTTACTCGCCACTCCTTATGTCCGTCTGCCCGTTCAACGGCAGGTAATCCACCATCACGGTGACGCTGACCGTCTACGTACCACTGCCTGGTCCCGTTCGACCGCTCAACAGCAGGCAATCCGTCGTCACGGTGAAGGAGGCCGTTTTCCCACCACTCCCTACCGCCGTCTGTCCATTCGACGGCAGGCAGGCCGCCATCGCGGTGAGGAAGTCTCAGGTTATTATACCAGCGAATGGTACCGCTAGAGTCCGTTGTCGAATTTTCAGTGTTCATTTTTGCCTCTATGCCGCCGGATTCCGGTAACTGTTGCCGGAATAGTTGCCGGAATGATTCTACTACATTAAACCAGAAAATGGTCACTAAATCTCCACCAATTTATATCTCTTGCCACCAATCTCGATAAGGTCAGAGCAGGAAGGAGGAGGTCGAACTTCCTCACCTTTGATATACCACGACTTGGTTCCGTCCGCCCGCTCGACGGCAGGCAAGCCTCCGTCACGGTGGAGTTCTCCGTCCGTGTACCATTTTTTGGTTCCGTCTGCCCACTCGACCGCAGGCAGGCCGCCGTCACGGTGGGGCTGTCCGTTTATTCGCCACTCTTTAGTTCCACTTGCGCACACAACGGCAGGCAGGCCGCCGTCACGATGACGGTGGTCGTTCACAAACCACTGTCTGTCGCCATCTGCCCCCTCAATAGCAGGAAGGTCGCCGCCACGATGGCGCTGGCCGTCTACGTACCACTGCTTGGTCCCGTCTAACCACTCGACCGCAGGCAAATCATCTTCGCGGTGGAGTTGACCGTCCGTCCACCATTCCTTGGTCCCGTCTACCTGTTCAAAGGCAGGCAATCCTCCATCACGATGACGAACACCGTTTGTCCACCACTCCTTGGTGCCGTCTGGTCGTTCGATTGCGGGCAGGTCTCCTCCACGGTGGGGGCGTCCATCCACCCACCATTCCTTGGTGCCGTCTGGTCTCACGATGGCGGGCAGACCTCCGCCACGATGAAGTTCCCTATTCTGGTTATACCAGCGAACGGTTCCGACTGAGTCTGTTGAGACTTCAAATACTCCATATACCATGGATTCGTATCCTTTAGTTCGTCATACTTGTTGGCTTGGAAAGACTATGTACCATCACCCCTTCAGGAGTGACTATGATGTCGCCATCGTGCAAAAAATGAGAAATATCAGCTACGCATTCGTAGACCAGGCCTGCCTGCTCGCCTAGGAATATTTTTTTCCCACTCCTCTCGACAAACACCAAAAATGAACTGATTGGTATCTCATTGCCTGTAGAGGCGATGAGATTTCGGTGCGTGGGGAAAAAGGTCCATCGTCTCATATTTTTACCAGTGCAGTTTTCAGGGCTATCAACTCTCGTTTTAATCTGACGTTCCGGCCTATTTCTTTGTCAGCCTTGCTGAGAAAGTAGTCATTGGAGACTTGCAAGTCTTCCGACGCCTGGAGGACTTCAGAAGGTATATCACATTTTATGATTTTACGGAACACGAATTTGAGGGCTTCGGTAGTAAGCAGCCATTTTGGAAGTGTAGACAATCTGGTCTGCCATTGCCACCGAACGGTCAGATAGGACCTGGTCGAGAATGGCCCCATTTTTCGCTTGAACCCACTCCGCTCTATCAGGTGCCCCATGATGCAGACTGGACGACCTCTAGTGTCAAATACAGCACCAGTAGAAATTTTCAGTTTTCTTATGTTGCCTATAGACCAATCAATAGTATTGATGAAACGCGCCAGCTCTTTTGTATTCATCATCTGCTCTCTGCGCACCAGGAGGGATTCGAACCCCCAACCCGAGGATTTGGAGTCCTCTGCTCTCCCAATTGGAGCTACTGGCGCATGTATCATTTTTAATTCATCTGCCTGCGCGCCCGGAGGGACTCGAACCCCCGACCATAGGCTTAGAAGTCCTCTGCTCTTCCATCTGAGCTACGGGCGCGTGCATTAAATTTTTTCTACAGGTGTATTGTCTTCTGTCGACATATCCTTGCCTGGAACTTTTACGACCACCACGAAGGCGTTCCCCAACCGACGTGGTAGATAGTCTTGGAGATAGAATTCATCAATCACCTCGACGAGAAGCCGAGGCCCTGCATCGTCGAGGGTCCGGTATGCGTCATAAAACCAGACGCATTCACCAAATTCTTTTAGAAGCAGTTCGGTGGCTTCCACCACCTCAGTTGTTTCTGCTGCCATTGTTAGACCACTTCCTTGGCGGGCTCACGACGCTCATGGTCTCGACGGTCGTGTTCTCGACGGTCGAAATTGATGCACAAGGTCTTCGCGAGGTACCCAGTACCATTCACGAGAAATAGGGTCGCTGGGCGTCCCTTTTTATCGGTGTGGATTTTTTCAGCACTGGTAATGATACCAGTCTCTCCACCAGCAGTTTTTACGAACGTGTGCCCCACGATTATATCTTTCATTCTCATTTTATTTCCTTTGTTTCCTTTGTTTTGTGCCCTCAAAGGCCACAAATTCAATATACCTACTCTAAATAAAAATGCAACAAATTTCTACTGAAACGTTGCGTTATATCGAACTCTTAATCTTTAGCCTGACCACGCCACCACAACCCAGGAGAGACGCATGAAGACAGTCCAGTTCGTAGTAAATGTTACCGGCTCAATCACCCAAGAAAAATTTGAGGGGCTGTTCGAGGCCAAGATTTTCCCAAGTCACCGTGATACACTGCGGGAAGACGAGGTACGGAGGTCTGTCCTGGGCATGAAATCGTCCGAGGCGTCGGAACACGCTCAGAGTATCGCCACCGGTATCGCGTTCCTAACCACGCGTATTACAAAGTCCCCGAACTGGTTTTCAAGTTCAAACAACGGGATTGACCTAGAAGATGACAATGTCTTGATTGAGGTGCATAATGCCTGTTTTGGCGCCATCACCGAAGAGGTGACATCGCTCCACAAAAAAGCCGAAGAAGCAAAAGAAAAACTGAAAAAGCATATTGAGCCCACCCCTGTGGTTTAAGAATCGTGGACCTCTATAGAGATTTGAGATTGCTCGCCCTAGCAAACGTGCTAGCTGAAGACGACTCAGAGTACTCTATTCGTAAGGTGTTTCGCTGGTACAGCAAAGAGTTTTTCACTCCACTACACATGGTAGAAGACCTCCCCCTAGACGAAATCATGACTCACTACTATGAGTCGCATTATGAGGCCCTCGAAGGACAAGATGTTCAAGAGGAGATATCCCAACTGATGCTCACCCCAGAAGAGGTTAATAAGGTTCAGACGGGGAAGGAGCTTGAGGCGATGCGAGAGGCGCAATTCCTCCAGAGTGTTGAGAAGCAGGCCTACAAAGCTGGCCTACGCGCAAGCCTCGAAAAAGAGGTCGTGCCCCCAAAGGCCACGAAGAAAACAGACGCTCTCGAAGACCTCGGAGAGGAAAAAATCTCCATGTCTTTTGTCGAAATAGGAGACCTAGAAAAGGCCTTGACGGAGATGGGGGGACTTTGGACCGAGCCAGAGGATGACACCTTTACCGGTGTCGAGTGACCTCATCGTCTACCGGTAACCCAAAACGCCAAAAACGCACCCAGCAGGTCGGCCCAGATATCCGTTATCCACCGATTATACCAGGGCTCACGGAACTCCATCCAAACCTCTACGGTATGCGGCTCTACGACCTCCCAGCCGATACCCGCAATAATCACACTCGCCAGTACCCACCTACGTCTCCCTAGCATCGTGAGGGCTACCAATGCTCCACAAAACCACCCGACCAAATGGATGGCGCTCCAAATATCTACCAGATACGGAACCCACATACCTTATAGATTGTGCCGTCTGGCCGTCCGTCTAGGTTTTTGTCAAGGGGCAATCTTTTGATTCAATGGCCGACAAACAAATAAAAATAGCCTTTGCGGTGGACGAGACGGCGGCGGCGCGAGCCAAAACCCTTATCGACGCTATGACGGCCTCGATTACGGCCTTAGTCAAGGCGTCGAACCAGGCATCTGGTGGCGGTGCCTCAGGGATGAAGGTGGGGGCAGGCCGCACGATGCCAGGCATCGGAGGTACCTCCCATCAGGCATCCGCCGGAGCCCAAAAGGGAGGAGGGGGAGTAATACCTTCCGTCCTGGGTATTTCCGACAGTTCGGCACTGCGGAACCTTATTCAGGGCACTCAGCAAGGGTTTAGGGCCCTCCAGAGTAACATTAAGTCATTCGTAGACCGAGCCTCTGAAGATATCGACAAACTCAGAAAATCCGTCGACGGACTTAACA